ATACATTGTTGAAAAATATAAATCAGGTAATACTGCTTCAGTAAAACAACCTGACTTTGAATTTAAACCTGTAAAGTTTGACGATAAGAAGTTAAAAGGTTTAATTAAGTTTACAGATTTACCAGAAGGTCACCCAGCACTAGGTTTTATTACAAAGAGAAAACTAGACGAACATAAAGATAAATTTTATTTCTGTCATAAGTTTATGACATGGGTTAATACCTTAATACCAAATAAGTTTCCCACAATAAAAAACGACCATCCAAGAGTAGTTATCCCTTTCTATGATATCAAAGGTAATGTCTTTGCGTTCCAAGGACGTGCCTTTGGTATTGAAGAACCAAAATATATAACTATCAAACTAGAAGAAAACAAAAGACGCATATATGGATTAGATAGAATGAATATGAACGAACAAGTAAAGATTGTAGAAGGTCCAATAGATAGTATGTTTTTAAAAAATGCCATTGCAGTTGCAGGTAGTGATTTAGAAATGAAACAGTTAAAGAACAAAGCTGTGTATATCTTTGACAATGAACCAAGAAGTATAGAAATAATAAAAAAAATGCAAAAATTAATTGAGAAGAATTATCAAGTGTTTATCTGGCCGAAAAATATAAAAGTTAAAGATATCAACGATTTAATATGTGAAAATATTTCCGCTCCTGAGATAGAAAAGATTATAAGTAGTAATACATTTTCAAAATTATCAGCACAACAACAACTTAATAACTGGAAAGAGGTATAGATTGTCCCAAATTAATGTCAAAAAAAGAAATGGTAGAGGGACAGAACCTCTTAACTTAGAAAAAATACACTCTATGGTAGGTTATGCCTGTAAAGACTTAGCAGGTGTATCTGAAAGTTTAGTAGAAATGAATAGTGGTATACAATTCTATGATGGTATCAATACAGATGATATACAACAAATTTTAATTAAGTCTGCTAGTGATTTAATTACATTAGAAAATCCTAATTATCAATATGTGGCAGCAAGACTATTACTATTCAGTTTAAGAAAATCTTTATATCATAGACTATGGGAACTACCACACTTACAAAAACATATTGAGACATGTATCAAACAAGAAGTTTACGATCCTGATATTTTAAACTGGTATAACGAAGAAGAAATAGACCAGATGAATAGTTTTATTAAACACGAAAGAGATTATCTATTTTCATATGCAGGTATGAGACAAGTGATTGATAAGTACCTTGTACAAGATAGAAGTTCAGGAGATATATTTGAAACACCACAATTCATGTATATGTTAATCTCTGCTACATTATTCAGAAATTACTCAAAAGAAAAAAGGATGAGTTATGTTAAAAAATATTATAACGCAATATCAACCCACCTTATCAACATTCCTACACCGGTCATGGCAGGTGTTAGGACTCCTATTCGCCAGTACGCTTCTTGTGTGCTTGTGGATGTTGATGATACTTTACCTAGTATCTTCTCTAGCGATATGGCTATTGGGTCATATGTTGCTCAAAGGGCTGGCATTGGTATCAATGCTGGCAGAATTAGGGGAATTAATAGTCGTATCCGTGGCGGAGAAGTTCAACATACCGGTGTTGTCCCATTCCTTAAAAAGTTTGAAGCAACGGTCAAGTGTTGTACGCAAAATGGTGTTAGAGGCGGGTCAGCAACTGTACACTTTCCTATTTGGCACCAAGAAATAGAAGATATACTTGTACTAAAAAACAATAAAGGTACGGAAGATAATAGAGTTAGAAAATTAGATTACTCTATACAATTATCAAAATTATTTTACGAAAGATTTATTAAGAATGAAGATATAACTTTATTCTCTCCACATGATGTGCCAGGTTTATATGACGCATTTGGTAAGGAAGAGTTTGACGAATTGTATGCTTCGTATGAAAGAAAAACATCTATAAAGAAAAAGAAAGTCAAAGCACAAGATTTGTTTATGGCAATCTTAAAAGAAAGAGCAGAAACAGGTCGTATCTATATTATGAACATTGACCATGTTAATACTCATTCATCTTTTAAAGATAAAGTAAACATGTCTAATCTATGCCAAGAGATTACATTACCAACAGACCCTATTAGTCACATTGACGGTGAAGGTGAGATTGCATTATGTATTCTATCTGCTATCAATATGGGTGCAATTAATGACAAAGAAGAATTAGAAAACCTTTGTGATTTATCTGTAAGAGGACTAGAAGAAATAATTGACCATCAAAATTATCCTGTTATAGCAGCAGAAAAAAGTACAAAAGCAAGAAGGTCACTAGGCATTGGTTATATTGGTCTTGCTCATTTCTTAGCAAAGAACAAGGTTTCTTACGCCTCAAAAGACGCCTGGAAGTTGGTGGACGAGTTTACTGAGGCATTTCAATACTATCTACTCAAAGCTTCCAATGAGATTGCAAAAGAAAAAGGACCATGTGAGTTCTTTAGTAGAACAAAATACTCAGATGGTATATTACCAATTGACACTTATAAGAGTGATGTAGATACAATTGTAAAAAGAAAACTATCTTACAATTGGGAGAAGTTAAGAAAAGAAATACAAGAACATGGTTTAAGACATAGTACATTGTCAGCACAAATGCCAAGTGAAAGTTCAAGTGTTGTATCAAATGAAACAAATGGTATTGAACCACCAAGAGATTACTTGTCTATTAAGAAAAGTAAGAAAGGTCCTTTAAAACAAATTGTACCAGGATATCCTAATATCAAAAACTTCTATACTCTATTATGGGAAATGCAAGGTAATGAAGGATACATTAATGTTGTTGCAGTAATGCAGAAATACTTTGACCAAGCAATATCAGGTAACTGGTCTTATAATCCAGAACAGTTTGATGGCAACGAAGTGCCTCTTTCAGTAATGGCAAAAGATTTGTTGACTACATATAAACTAGGATGGAAGACAAGTTATTATCAGAATACATATGATAGTAAGCGTGATGATGACGAACCTGCTCATAGTATAGGTGGTCCTGAACAAGAACTAAAAACAAGAGAAGAATTTAATAGTAATGAAGAATACGAAGAATATTGCGAGAGTTGTGCCATATGATAATTAAAACTGATATACTACACGAATTTACTAAAGACGCAGATAAACTTATAGAGATATATGAAGCAGAGAAAGATTTAGTACAAGTTGATAAGTATGATTACGATTATATTGATTGTACACAACTACCTGAAAAATATGATAGTGATACTGCCTTTATAGGTAAAATAGTTAGAGACCATGCACCACATATTAAATTGTTTGAACCTACAAAAGATGGTTTAAGATTAGATTATATTCAAATAAGAAAGTCTATACCAGGTAATACAAAAAAGAAATGGAACGAAAAAGCATGGAACAAACTAGACATTCACATACCTATAAATAAGTCTGTTGGAGGTCAATATAGATTTCAAACATGTACTATAGGTTCTCAACCAGGTAGTATGCTTATGTTCAATCCACTACACGATTGGTGGTCAGTTGACGAGACAACAAATATTCATTATAAACTAATACTAAGATTTAGAGACCTTGATAAAGAATTGAGGTATAGCGGACAAAATTTAAATGACGAGGTATAAGAATGGCATATTTAACTGTTAACATACCACATATAGATGTGTATGTAAAAAAAGAGTTTCTTTATGATAACGAAAAAGGTCATGGAGAATTAACTGAAGGAGTTTGGGTTACGGCAAAATCTATACAAGGTCGTGCCCTTTATTTTGAAACTTATCTACCAGAGTATGGTGCTCTGTATGACAAGTTACCTATTAGTGCGTTTGTATGGAAAAAAGATTATGGTGAAGATGTACCTTTAACTGAGTTACAGTTATGGGATTGTTTTAGTTATGATATATCAGTTATTGAAAAACAAATGTTATCAGGTAATCAATGTAAGTATTTGTCACCAGGTAAAAAATGGTACAATGGTTGGTACATGTTTACAATAGATAATGCGAACAGTACAAACTTGGAAAGAAATATAACTTATAGTGAGATACCAAGTCAACACAAATCTTTTAATATTATAAAATTAAATAATGGACACTTTGCGGCTCAACCTAATAATAGAGTTATCTTTTATGATAAGAGTTTGTCGCCAAGTAAATTAAAGTTTCCAGACTTTAAAGTTTCTACACAAGAGTTTAGTGTAGAAGGCGAACTAAAGTGGACAGCAGGTGATAGTGATGAGTTTTTTTACGAACTAAAAGAAGGAGAAAATGAGTAAGAGCGTTTACAATAAAAATCAAGTGGACTTCACAAAACAACCAATGTTTTTTGGAGAAGATAATTCTGTTCAAAGATATGATACATTTAAGTATCCTGTGTTTGATAAATTAACACAACATCAATTAGGTTTATTCTGGCGACCAGAAGAAGTATCTTTACAAAAAGATAGAAACGACTGGCAACAATTACGACCAGAACAAAAACATATCTTTACATCTAATCTAAGATATCAAACATTATTAGATAGTGTACAAGGTAGAGGACCTAGTTTATCTTTCTTACCATTTTGTAGTTTACCTGAAATAGAAAGTCATATCTTAGTATGGGACTTTATGGAAAGTATTCATAGTAGAAGTTACACATACATTATTAAAAATATTTACTCAGACCCTGGTGAAGTATTTGATAAAATTTTAACAGATAAGTATATCACAGAAAGAGCAGAAAGTGTTACAGGAACATATGATGATTTAATTGAACACGGACAAAGATGGTTACTTGATAAAAAAGGTAACATGAAAGAACTAAAAAGAAAACTTTGGCGAGCAATAGTCAATGTAGCGATACTTGAAGGTATCCGTTTCTATGTTTCTTTTGCTTGTTCGTTTGCATTTGGTGAATTAAAACTTATGGAAGGTAGTGCAAAAATTATATCTTTGATTGCTAGAGACGAAAGTCAACACTTAGCAGGTTCTCAGCATATGATGAAACTTTATAAGAGTAAAGAAAACGATAAAGAAATGTTACAAGTAATTAAAGAAGAAGAAGAAAATACTATACAAGCATTTAAAGACGCCGTTGACCAAGAAAAGCGTTGGGCAAATTATCTATTTAAAGATGGTTCAATGATTGGTCTTAATGATAAATTATTACATAACTATGTTGAGTTTATTGCTAACAAGAGAATGAGAGCAGTAGGATTAACGCCTATATATGACCAGTCAAGTACAAACAATCCATTACCTTGGACTGAACATTGGCTAAATAGTCGTGGTTTACAAAATGCACCACAAGAAACAGAAATAGAAAGTTATGTTGTTGGAGGAATAAAACAAGATGTTAAAAAAGATACGTTTGAAGGATTTAAACTATGATAATTTGTGAAAGCTGTGACGCTGAATTTAAAGTAAAAGTGCTTAATGAATTACCAGTTAAGTTTTGTCCGTGTTGTGGAGAAGCAATACATAATGACGCTGATTGGGAAGATGAAATAAAATATGAAGACGAGTAGTGCGAAAGCAAAAGGTAGAAATTTACAAAAAAGAGTAAGAGAAGTATTAATAGAAGAACTAGACATACATCCAGAGGACATTGAAAGTCGTTCTATGGGTGCAGGTGGTGAAGACTTAATAATGGCACGAGCTGCCAGAGAAAAGTTTCCATATTCAATAGAGTGTAAGAACCAAGAGAAAGTAAATGTTTGGTCAGCATATGAACAAGCAAAAGAAAACTCTGGCAAATACGAACCTATTGCAGTAATCAAAAAGAACAATCAAAAACCTTTAGTAGTTATAGACTTAGAAACATTTGTAAAATTACATTTACCTAAGACGGTAGAAGATTTATGATAGGTCTATTTTTTTTAGGAATACCTGTGACAGTATTAGCAATGTATATATTATTAAAAGCAAGGGAGCATGATGATAATAACAGGAGTAGATAAGAACCATGAAGACATGGTTATCTGGTGGTATGAAAATGTTAAACGACATAATCCAGATGTAAAGATAGGCATATGGGATTTTGGTATGTCTATGCAAATGAGAGAAGTAGTTAAAGGTATAGACGCATGGTTAAGTGAACCTATTACACACCCTAGTAACATAGGTTGGTTTAATAAAACAAGAGCAGTTATAGATACACCAAGTCAATCAGTTGCATGGTTAGATGTAGATTGTGAAGTCTTAACAAACATAGAAGAAATATTTTCATTAGTGCCATCTAACATGATAGGTCTTACTAGAGATTGGGTAAGAGACAATTGGTGGGCAACTGGCGTTATAGTTGTTAATGATAGACCAGAATTACTTAAACATTGGAATGAAATGTTGTTAAAGACAGCAATCAGAGGCGACCAAGAAATGTTATATGAAATAGTTGGTAAAAAAGAGCATGATGAAATACAAGAATTGCCACAAGAATATCAATGGTTAAGAATATCATTAAATAAAGGTGTAGATAGTCCAACTAAAAAGATTATTCACTGGACAGGACCTAAAGGTAAAAGATTTATAAGAGAACATTTAAAACAAGGTAGAAAGTATAAAGGTGAAACTGTATGATAAATGAAACTACCATTTCTATTTTAACACCTACAAGAAATAGACCTAACAATTGTGAAAGGTTTATTAAATCAATATATGCAACAGCAAGTGATAAGTCTAAGATAGAATTATTTTTTTATGTTGATGATAATGACCCAGCATTAGAACAATACAAATCTTTAGCTGCTCATTGTGATAGTGAATATAAAGATTTTAAAAAAGTAGATTTTACTTTTGGTGAACCTAAAAGTGTTTCTATTTCATGGAATGATTTAGCAGCTAAGAGTACAGGTTATTTAATGATTATGGGTAATGATGATTTAATTTATAGAACTGTTAATTGGGATAGTTTACTCATACAAAATTTAGCAATAAGATATAAAGACGATCCATATTGGGTTAGTTGGGTCAATGATGGTATCAATGCTGATAGACATTGTGCCTTTCCTATTATTGCAAGAGAGTGGTATAATACTGTAGGTTATTTTGCACCTGGTTGTTTTCATTTTGGTTACAACGATACATGGGTATTTGATATTGCAAAGAGATTAGAAAGAACACATTATATTAATAACATACTTGTTGAACATATGCATTTTTCAAAAGGCAAAAGTGATATGGACGATACATATGCTCACAATAGAACAGGACCTAGAGGCAATCTATATCAAAAAGATAAAGGTATTATGGAACATCCTAATCAAGTACAAAGAAGAAAAGAGGATGTAGAAAAAATTAAACAACAGATAAACATTATAAAAGGTCCGTCTTTAAAAGCACAAGTGATTGAAGATATACCTGAATATGATTTAGTGTTTGTACAGAAACTAAAAAAAGAATGGCAAGCAACTTCACATAAACTAAAAGAAGACCCATTAAAAGAACAGACAGAAAAATATAATAGACTATGTGATAGTATAAAAAAACATGGTATGAAATATCCTATTCTGATTGATGGCGAAGGTAGAGTATTACGAGGCAATCAACGAGCATGGTATTGTATTGATAATGATATTAAATACATTAGTGCTTATAGAATTAAAGATAGTGATATAGATAAATTTATTCAGAAAACATATATTGACGGTGACGAATACCCTCTATGATATATGCCCTCTATAGAATCCACTATGGATTAGATTTCTTAGAAAAATCAATTAACTCAATCATTGATGATGTTGATATGATTTTCATATACTGGTCTAAGCAACCTTGGTTTAAAGGTTGTAAAGATTTACCACCTATGAATGAGAATGTAAAAGAGTATTGCAAAAGATGGAATGGTAAAGTAAATGTTATAGAAAGAGAATTTGACCTACCATCAGGACAATATACTCAAATGTATTCAGACATGATTACAGGTCATACAATACCAAAAAAAGTATTGATGATGGAACCTGATATGGTATGGGACAAAGAACAATTAAAAAAAGCATTAGAACTAACAGACGCTGAAGTTTCATTTAGACAAATAGAATTTTGGAAGAATGAAGAATGGTATATAAAAAGAACTTCTGGTAGAGAAAGACCAGGACCTACATTGTATAATCACGCACCAGGTCTTACAGGTAAAGGTACTGCTGTGGATCCTAATAAAGTAAACAATGATATATATTGTTATAATTATGGATTTTGTTTAAGCAAAGAAGTGATGAAGTATAAGTTTGAAGTCGCCGTGCAATCATCTAAATATTATAAAGATAGCATACCTTCTAAAGACTGGTACGAAAAGAAATGGTTAAACTGGACACCAGAGACGGAAGATTTAGAAATATCAGAAGCACATAAACACTATATTAAAAAGGCATTACCATATGGCACTAAAGATTAAAGATTACGAACCAGTAAGAGTGTTACTACAAAAAGGTTCTGAAATAGGTCTCTATAAAAAATTAACAGAAGCAGGTACTCAATATGTTATCTATAGACATGCTGCCAGAGGTAAGATTAAAAACTTTGTTGGTAATTATGAATACATTGATAATAATAATGTATCACATTTAAAACCTATAGACTTAGAATACGGTAATAAAATTTTAGATAGAGTAGAAAAAGGAATGAAATATTCCAATATCTATATTTTCTATGATGTAAAAAGTGAAGATATAAAATTACCAGATGAACCAAGTGAACAAGAACATAAATTTACATCTACAGGTATTAAATGGTGGCGACACCAAGAGGCAATGTTTAATTACAAGAATGGTAATCCTAATACAGTTATTTCTACACACATAAGTCCTGAAGGTGCATGTAATCTTAAATGCCCATATTGTAGTGTAACATATAGAGATACACATACAAGAATAGATTTAGATACAATCAAAGACTATGTAACAAAATTAAAAACAAGAGGATTGAAAGCAGTAATATTAACTGGTGGTGGTGAACCTACTGCTTATAAACACTTCAATGAATTAGTGCGTTGGTTATATGGCGAGGGATTAGAAGTGGCACTTATTAGTAATGGTAGTAAACAATATTGGAAAAGAATAGACGAAGATGTATGTAAAATGTTTAGTTGGGTTAGAATATCAATTAATGTATTTACAGATTGGGAAAACAGAATTGGTTTACCATTAGAAAAATTTGATATGAATAAAACGATTGTAGGTAACTCAATGGTCTATACAGTAGAACACGAACTATCAGACGAAGTAATGGCAGATAGAGTTGGGTTACTAGATAAAGTTTCTAAAGTGGCAGACGCTTGTGGTAGTAAGTATGTAAGATTATTACCTAACTGTTTATTAGAACAAGAGAATTTAATTAGACAACATAAAAGTTTAGACAATGTATTGTCACAGGTAACAGATACAAGATTTTTTCATCAATACAAAATACATGGAGCACCTAAAACTGCCACATGTCATCAATCATATTTCAGACCTTATCTAAGTGAAGAAATACATAAAGAGACAGGTAAACCAGGTACTGTTTATCCTTGTGATAGTGTTGTATTGAATGATAACTATGAACACTTTGCTGAAGAATATCAGTTATGCCATGCTAGTGATATATTAGACTACTTGGATAAAAAAGTATTACAAAAGTTTGACGCAACACAAAGATGTACAGGTTGTGTCTTTACAGATAATGTCAATATGCTTGATGATTTTATAAATGATAAAGTTAACAGGTTTGACGAATTTAAGGAGCCGTTAACACATGAAAACTTTGTTTAAACCTGGTCAATTCTTTGACGAAAATTATTACGAAAGAGGTGCAGAAACAGGTAAGAGTTTGTATTCACATTATAGATGGATGCCAGAACTCACAATACCTATGTGCCATCACATTGCCAAATACCTAGAATTAAAAGAAACAGATAAAGTATTAGACTTTGGTTGTGCCAAAGGATTTTCAGTATATGGTCTTAGACTATTAGGTTATAAGGCATATGGTGTAGATGTATCAGAATATGCAGTTAAGAAATCACCAGAAGAAATAAGAAAGTGGTTAGGTGTAATAGAACCACAAGAAGAATTAACATGTGCTGAAGGTGGTTATGACTGGATACTTTGTAAAGATATATTAGAACATATACCCTATGAACATATAGACAAACAACTGGAAGTATTTCACAAAGGTGGTAAAAGATTATTTGTGATTGTACCTATAGGTCGTAATGGTAAATATTTAATTGATAGTTATGAACAAGACAAGTCACACTTTATTAAAGAAGATATAGATTGGTGGACTAAAAAGATAGAACACGCAGGTTACAAGATAGACTTAGCAACTTATGATTTAGGTCCTTTTAAAAAGAACTGGCAATTTGAACCAGAAGGTAATGCCTTAATTATGGCAACAAGACCAAATACTTTACACGAAGATTTAATGATAGGTTTTGAAGAAGAACAAAGACAAAGAGAATTAGAAGAAGAAGACGAGTGATTATATTAGGATTATATTTTGGTCATAATGCTGCTGCCTGTGTACTTAAAGATGGCGAAGTATTAATCAATTGGGAACTAGAAAGATTTACGAGAATAAAACATGACTTTGGTTTTAGTCAGGAGTTTATTGATAAGACATTAGAACATTGTGGTTTAACAATGAATGATGTTGACCATATTGCATGTAATAATCCAGGCACAATTACTGGATGGATTGAACAACACATGCCAGAAAGAAAATTAAATTTTAAAGTACCTAGTGCAAAGACTTTAGAATATAAAAAGTTTGATAGAGGTTACATTGTTAATCATCATTTAGCACACGCAGCTTCAACATACTATACAAGTCCTTTTAATAGTGCCACAATCTTTACATGGGACGGTGGTGGTGATAGTGAGAACTCTAGTGTATCACAAGGTGCTGGTAATAAGATAGAACAATATAAACCTAAGGCAAGAAAGAACTTAGCGGCATACTGGTCAAGTATTACAATTAATAATTATAGAATGAAAAGAGTACATGAATGGGACCCAGGTTCTGGTGCAGGTAAAGTTATGGGTCTTGCAAGTTATGGTACTGCTAATGAAGATTTGATAAGAACGATAGAGAGAACATTATCAGAGGCACCAAGACATGAATATTATGATCCACGAGCCAGAGCATATAACAATTGCGAAGACTTATCAGATACAAAAACATCTAATAGTCAAAATGTGGCAGCAAGTTTACAAAGTCTTACTACACGAACACTACTAACTGAAATAGATGATATTTACACAGGTAATCAAAACTTATGTTATGCAGGTGGACTTGCGTTAAATTGTATTGCAAATAGAGAGATTATCAAACAGACAAAGTTTGAAAAATTGCATGTTCCTCCGTTTCCTAACGACACAGGATTAGCGATAGGGTGTGCTTTGTACATCTGGCACCATGTGTTAGATAACCCTAAGAAAACATCATATTTTAGTCCTTATACAGGACCAGATTATAATGTAGGACAACCTGACATTGAAAGAGTTGGTAACCTACTTGCAGATAATAAAGTTATATGTTACTATGAAGGTCGTAGTGAGAGTGGACCTAGAGCATTAGGACATAGAAGTATTTTATGTAATCCAGGTATTGATGGCATAAGAGATAGATTAAACTACAAAGTAAAAATGAGAGAATGGTACAGACCATATGCACCTATTATACCTGAAGAAAATGCCAAAGAAATGTTATTAGATTATAACGAATGGTCACCTTATATGCAAACAAGTGCCATAGTTAAACATGAATATGATGAGGCATTATCAGGCGTTACACAAGTTGATGGTAGTACAAGAGCACAAATTTTAAAACACGACCATAATGAAACACTATATAATATTATACAACAAAGTAAATTGCCTGCTTTGTTGAATACAAGTTTTAACTACCAAGAACCTATAGTTGAAACACCTGAACAGGCGAAGGCAACATTTGATAGAATGAAAGATGTTGATGTGTTAGTAATTGGAGATAAAATATATGAAAGATAGAATTGACCACATAGTAAGATGGATAAAAGATTATGCAAAAAAATATAACAAGACAACATTAGTTATAGGTGTATCAGGTGGTATAGATAGTGCAGTAGCGTCAACGCTATGTGCTATGACAGGTATCAAAGTCATACCAATTGTAATGTCAATTAAAAATAAAGATACATTAGCATTAGAACATGCTTGGTGGTTAGATGAGAATTTTGATAATGTAAGTCGTAGAGTTATTAACTTAGAAAAAATATTCCATGAGTTTGAAAACGCAAGTAATTATCTAGGTGCTGATAGTAAATTAGCATTTGCAAATAGTCGTAGTAGATTAAGAATGATGATGTTATATCAAGTGGCACAAAGTAGTAATGGATTAGTTGTAGGCACAGGTAACAAAGTAGAAGATTTTGGTGTAGGTTTCTATACTAAGTATGGTGATGGTGGTGTTGATATATCACCTATTGCAGATTGTATGAAAACAGATGTATGGAAAATTGCAAAAGAATTAAATATATTACAATCAATACAAGAGGCAAAACCAACAGATGGTTTATGGGACGATGGAAGAACAGATGAAGACCAACTTGGTATGAGTTACGAAGAATTAGAAAAAGCAATGAAGCAAGACCAAATGGGTGCCATTGTTACTAAACCTAGTGACCAAGAAAGAATGAGTATATATATGAAACATAGAAAACAAAATTTACATAAGATGGAACCTATTCCAGTATGTAGCATGGAGAAATTTAAATGAAAGTAGGATTTATAGGACTAGGTAAACTAGGCAGAGACGCAGCTGAAGTATTAGCAGAAAAACATGATGTAACAGGTTATGACCCTCATGTAGATGTACCAGGTTTATCAGGTACACAAGAACAAGCATGTAAAGGTAAAGATGTAGTTTTAATTGCAGTACAAACACCACATGACCCTTTGTATGACGGCAAAGACCCAACATCACATTTACCACCAAAAGATTTTGATTACTCTTACATTATAGAGGCAACGAAACAAGTTGACGCATTAGTAGATAAAGGTACTTTAATTTCTGTTATATCAACTATGTTACCAGGTACTGTAAGAAAACAAATACAACCACTTGTACAAAATGGTCAGTTTATTTACAATCCTTATTTGATTGCACAAGGTACTGTAAAATGGGATATGAAAAATCCTGAAATGATTATGATAGGTACGGAAGATGGCAAAGAAAGTTTAGCAGTAGATATGTTGCATGACTTATATGACCCTATCTTAGAGAAAGAAGTACGATATGAATTAGGTACATGGGAAGAAATAGAAGCATTAAAAGTATTCTACAATACCTTTATATCTACAAAACTTGCATTAGTGAATATGATACAAGACACAGCAATGAATGTTGGTCATATGAATGTTGATGTGGTAACAAATGCATTGAAAAATAGTACACAAAGAATTATGGGACCTAGTTATATGAAAGCAGGTTTTGGTGACGGTGGTGGTTGCCATCCTAGAGATAATATCGCATTAAGAGTATTGAACGAAAGATACCAATATGGTTATGACTTGTTTGATAGTATTATGAAAGCAAGAGAAGAACAAGCTGCCAACATGGCAAGATATTGTTTATCTTTTCAAATGCCTGTAGTTATACTAGGTAAGGCATTTAAACCTGGCATTGACCAGACGGCAGGAAGTCCTTCTATGTTAGTTGGTTGGTATGTAGAAAAGTTAGGTAGTCAAAAAGTACATTATGATAAAGCACCTGACGGTGGTGCATACACTTATCTTATACATGATAAAGGTTTGATACCTGAAGAATGGAATCCTGGTAGTTGTATTATAGACCCTTATAGAGAATTAGGTCCAGTTAAAAATTGTGTGGTAAAACATTATGGTAACACTCGCAGATAGAAAGATTGGAACAAATGTATTAGTTAACCTTGTTAACATAAGGTCAACTCTTCCACAAAAACTTGTAGGTCTACAAAGACATTTACAACAAGATTATAATTCTTATATAGAATATCTAAATGCAAGATGTCAAGCATTTGTAGATAGAGGTTGGAAAATTAATATGATGAATGATGTTATTGACGAAACTGTTAATGATAGAAAACTTGTACACCCTTTATTTGACTTTAAAGATTTTAAAAGAAGACAGTTTATACCAGAAGATGAGATAAGAAGTTATGAAAAGATATTTGTTGCAGGTGTATTTTTACAACATGAGGTATTAGAAAAGTATCATATGTTAAACAAAGTAAATCCTGAAACTTATATTACACCTACAATATCATTTTGCCAAGAATGGGGATATGATACACAAAAGAATGAAAACTGGAAAAAACTTGTAACTTTAGATATGTTTGCTTATGTTTAATATACCTCATTGGAAATATAATGTGGATCCTAAAAGTTATGATAGAGATATCATACTAAAAGAAATAGAACATAATTATAATATTGATAATCACAGAAACGAATGGGATGGTAACAATCCTTTACAAAGTGATTTACACCATAGTAATAAGGATCCAGATAATCCTAAATTTAAAAAGATTAATTATAAATCTATCATACCAGTTTACCATAAACTCTTTGATAATTTTTGCAAAACATTAAAACTTAAAAGTTCATTTACATATACATTTCAGATTACAAACTATACTGCCATGAAGTCAGGTCAATATATGAGACCACATAATCATGTAGGTGATAGTGATTTCACTTGTATTCATTATATCAAGTACAATAAAGACAAACACCAATCCACATTATTCCACAATGCCAATCATTGGGCAGACGATTATCAATACTTACGACCTATATTCTATTCTAAATTAGACCCATTAAACGAAGAACATAGTTATCTTAACAAATACTGGAAACTTCCTACTGAGGAGAATGATTTTATTATTACACCTTCCGCTTTAGTACACGAAGTACCACCTTTTAAATCAGACGAATTAAGGGTTACCTTAGTCGTAAATCTTCAAATTAAGTAGAACAAAACAAGAACATTGGCTGTGCAGATTGTCGCACCAGCAATAAACCGTTGCCAGGCAACGGAACTAATTTACATTTTTATGCCAATAACTGTTGACTTTTTGGTCTTTTTCATGTATAGTATATCTATATTATGAATAAAACAAAGGAAAACATTATGACATATGAACAAATGACAGACAAAGTTACTAAGTTACTTGACAGTACAGAAGAAAAAATGTCTCAGTTAATTGAAGACTATAACGAGAATAACAAAGAAGATACAGAAGTTGATACTGTTGATTTATCTATGAAGTTTTCAGAATTACAAGATTATGTTGAAGACTATACAAGTGAATTTGCAGAAGTAGAAATACAATAACTAGAAAGAGAGATACATTATGAATAAATTTTTAGAATACACAACTACTACATTTGCCATCATTGGTATTTTTAGTTTCATATTTGCCGTTGGTGCTATTGACGGTGGTTACAATGGTTTGCCAATGAATGACAATTGGTTTGCTTTTGGTATTTGTACAATGATAGGTTTTATATCATTTGCAATATCTTTATTAAGTCAATCTAAAATAGAAAGGATATAATGAGAAAAACATTTTTTTACATTTTTATTACCTTTGTTTACATTTGGTCTTGGTCAATATTTAATGTAGTGAAAGCAGATGAACCAAAAGTTTCAAAAGAGTATATTGAAACAGTTGTTGGTCATGTGATTAGAAATATGGATAATATGGATCATGGTGAAGTGTTAAGTAATGACCTTGCTAGAATTGCCCATATGTATGCCATTGATATGTTGATAAGTGTACAGAAACATTTACCTTACATATTAGAAGGTGCTATAGTTGACATGAGACTAAAAGCAGATAAAGAATATAAATGTTCAATCCAAGGTGACAGTAAAAACAAGGAGTGTTATGATAAAAACTAAAGAAGATATAATAGAAACAATAGAGTATGCCATCAAAGATATTAAGAGTGGTATGGAAGAAAGTGGTATTGCAGAACTGGAAGATTTAGTGAAAGATATTAAGGATCCTAAAATGATGACAGTTGATTTAAAGAAACAGTATGATTGGAGAACTGATTACGATTGGACTGATTTGAATGACCATCCTGTAGATTTGCCAGATGGTTGGGTAAAAGTATGAGTTTAAAAAAACGAAAGGAAAGAACTATGATAGCAGAATTAACATTTATAGATGAGTTGAAGGGAATTAAGAAGTCCTTAGGCGTAGGTACAGATAATGCTACCTTTAAGTTAATTGATACTATTCAGAGGAAGTGGGAGAAACAGGTAGACGATTTTGAGAAAGCAGTTGCACCTACGGATCCTGTAGAGTGGACAGAGGTAATGGGTATCACAGGACTAGAACAAAACGAGAACAAATAAAGGCTTGACAAAAGCACTCTTTTATGATAGGATATAGACAATAGATGGCAATAATTTATACACACAATACTTCTGGTGCAATAAGAAGATTAAAGAGAAGACGACCTACTAAAGAATATTTGATTGCATTAGCAAAACATATCAAGTATTTAAAAAGACTAGGTCTAAAAGTGAATGATAAAGGTAGAATAGTAATGAAACAAAACCCAAAATACACAACTGTTACATATAACGAGATTTCAAAAGACAGTACGAAACGACTAGACGCAGAATACTGGATTAATAAAAAATTTTCAGGTGGTACAAAACCTGTAAATAACTGGCGACTTGAAGAAAGTAAAAATTTTACTATCGCTCCTGCCTACAACAAAGGTGCTTATCAAGTAATTACTAAATCTAATGTTAAAGACATTGGCAAATAACAAACGAGGAGACTATAATATGAAGACTATACAACAAAAGATTAAAGAGAACGATTTATCTATGCAAGGTATTTTGAAAGAGTTTAACTCTTACGATAACCCCTTAGACAAAGCAAAGTTTCTTAGGGAAATGGGTCAGTTAAACTTACCCTATGATGTGAATTGGGAGAGACTTGCTCAAGGATATGATGGCACGAAACCTTTTCCTGTCATTAAGAAAATTGATGAAGATGAAGGTGATGAAGATATCCTTTCTGATAGAGTTTCAATGGATTCTGTTGGTCATGCGGAAGAACATGGCGACCCTCTAACTAAAAGGGAACTGGATGCGTTACTTTAGTATCGCAATAATATTGACAATGTTAACTGGTTGTGGTAGTATGAATGATAGAACTGTCCACGCCAGTTTATTTGTTGACCATTTAAACAATATGCCTATTGGTAAAACTAATTTTTTTATGTGGCACAATAGTGCTACAGGTAATCAAGGTGATGTAAAGATTGTGAATAGTTATATACATAAGTCAGGTGCTAAATGTGTTGACTATCAATCTACAGTTAATATACAAGATAGCTGGCCATTGAATTTACCTGGTAGTTTAGATAGAAGTACAGAATTTGGTAAAGCATGTCAAATGCCTGACGGCAGATGGAGAATAATAGAGAGGGTAATGTAATGGAATATAGTTCACACGATTGGAGAAAACATACACATGACGCAGTTATTGTATCTGATAAAGAATATGAACAATTGAAAGTAAATAATAGTAGAGTTATCTTTATCAATCCAAAAACATTAAAAGAGGAATCTGTTGAAGTATCCAGATTGATTAGAGTATTTGTAAACAATAGAGACGACCTGAAAAGGAGTGTAAAATGAATATGTTTTATGGTATAATTGTTTCACTTGCAATACTATTAGTACCTATTGGTAT